GAGCGCAAGTATCCGACAATGGTTCCTGAGTTCATTGGTGAGTGCGATGATGACGCAGAGCTAATTGACGGATTCTTGAAGGTTTTAGACGAGAGTGAGGTTGCTCAAGAGCAACAGGCAGAAGCCGACTCCCAGGCGCACAGGGTTAGGGTAGACAGGACATTGCGGCTTCAGGCATCAGACTGGACACAGCTTGAAGACGCACCAGTAGACCGTACTGCTTGGGCTGTTTACCGGCAAGCCTTGAGAGACGTTCCTGCACAAGCAGGTTTCCCTTGGAATGTAACGTGGCCCGAGAAGCCTGAGTAGTCATGGACTGGCAAACCATTATCAACTTTGCGCTTGGTGGGTTTACGGCCTTAGTCGGATGGTTTGCTAGGGAAATCTGGGACGCAATCAAAGAGCTACGCTCTGAGATTAAGCAACTCGATCAGAAGATGCATACCGACTTTGTGCGTAGAGACGACTTCAAAGACGCTATGGCAGACCATAAGCGCGACATGGAGCGAGGCTTTACCGAGGTTAAAGACCTGATTGGTGCTTTGTTTAAGCGGATGGACAACAAGGCAGATAAATGATTCCGATAGTATTCAATCTCGATGCGATTGGACTCGGACATGATAAGAGCGTTTTTACTGCTTTCAAGAACCTAGCTGTAGACAATGTGCTTTATGGAACGGTCAATAGATCGTCTAAGTTAAAGATTAAACCGTCATCAGACGATTTATCTTTCGCGCTAATTGGGATTGCTGACGTTATCAATTGGAGCTTTGGTCGAGCATTGTGGGTCGAAGATTACGGTTATGACTCAGTTATTAAGGATGGTTACCTAAAAAACACGGCATTTACCGTCAGCGCAGGAAATCGGGGTGAGGGCGGCGTGATTGGGATAGACCCAAAGACGGGTGACTATACCGAGCCAGCATTTAATAAGATCGCTATAAACCAAAGCAGTCCTTACGACTTTACTGTTGGCTCTATGACGACTTTCGACTGGAATTATGAGAATGTTATCGATGGTCGAGCAACCAAAGAAGCTAAGTTTGAGCTTGCTGATTTCTCTGAGGTTGCGCCTCGGTTCGTAGACTTCTACACCTATGGTGACTCAGGAACCAGCTTTGCCGCTCCAAGGGTTGCGGGTCTGATAACGCATATTCTTGAAGATCATCCCGATTACGACCTAAATCAGATTAGGACGGTCTTAGAAAGAAATAGCGATTTAGTTGAGTTTGAGCGAGATGGTAATACATGGATTGCTCAGGTGCTTGATCCTTACGACCTTGAGAATAATACGGTTCGAGATGACAGACTTGGAAATGGCATTGATATGTTTACTGATGGGATCACGAAGGACGATTACACATTCACTTTTGATACCCTTCATGTCATTGACACAAGAACGAAGGTCGATGGGTTATACGAGATCATCTTTGGCAGGAACCCAGATCGAAGCGGCTTAGAGTTTTATGTCAACGCCATCGAATCAGATGATTGGACGCTTCAAGATGTTATGAAGACCTTTCTTGCGTCTAACGAATTTGGTTGGTTTACTTCGTCCGATGCAGAGGCAACCAGTCGGGTCGCACTAATAGAGCGGGTTCAAGCTCTTTACCATGTAGGCTTATCAAGAGAACCCACCTTAGAGGAAACGGTCAATGTCATTGATCACTATAAAACTGACGAGAACTGGCAAGAACTGGTTAGCGAATTTGCTAACTTTTATTCAATTGACTGGGGCTTATAAATGACCACTTTGATAATGAGTTTTTTAACAGGCATCATTGGCCCGTTACTACCATCTATCATTAGTCTTATTCGAGACTGGCAAGATCGAAAGCATGAATTAGCAATGCTTGAGATTCGCATGAAATACGCAGAGGCAGAGCATCTTTGGCGAATGAATGAGATTGATGCTAGGGCAGATATCGAAGAAGTTAAGGTACTCCACAAACAAAAAGCCTCCTTTGGGGCGCAACTACTAGACTCTGCAAGCAAGTGGGCAGATACAACTTGGGGCAAATGCCTAGTCACTCCAAGTTTTTTCCTTTACACGATTCTTGATTTTGTAAATGGCATGGTCAGACCAACAATCGCTTATGCCGCATTTGGGTTCTATATGGTTTACAAGTGGAGCATTTTTGAACTTGCCAAGGCGGAAATGTCTACCCTCCAAGCGATAACGGTGGTTTGGACTGAGAACGACTGGGCTGTTCTCCTAATGGTTCTTGGATTCTTCTTTGGTCAAAGAGCCGCAAAAGCCGTTCTCGGTGGGTCTACCAATACAAGCCGAGCAAATGGATGAAATTCTTAACCTTGCCTTCACGCTTGCAAAACCTTTTGAAGGACTGATCCTAAAGCCTTACCACGATCCTGTCGGATATCCGACACAGGGTTATGGTCGGTTGCTTTCAAGAACCCCTTGGGAGCCTTTAGACCGCTGGCCTGAGATCGACGAGCATACCGCAGAGGTTTGGCTTAAAGAGGACATGACTTCGGCGGTAAAGGCTGCTCTTAGGCTTTGTCAGGGTGCAGAAACGCCTGAGCAATATGCCGCGCTTGCAGACTTCGCTTTTAACTGCGGGGCTGGCAACCTTCAAGCGAGCACGCTAAGAAGGAAAGTTAATCGAGGTGATTTTGTTGGGGCTGAACGAGAGTTCGGTAAGTGGGTCTTTGCCAGAGGAGTTAAATTGCGTGGTCTTGTTTTACGCAGACAAGCCGAGGCCGAGATGTTTATGAGGTGAAATGAACTACCTGCAATTTAGGCTTGTTTAAAAGCAGGAATCGGAACGCACATATAACGATAGGCGGAAACATTCGGGTCGGCTTCTAACAACTGACTGACTTTCTCGTTGCGCTCCTCGCAAACGGCCTTCGTTGTCAGCTCGTTGTCGTGAATGAAATTGCACTCACCGCTGATAAGACACATAAAGGTAATCGCAAGGAACATAACGGCCTCCTAGATAATTTGTTCACCTCTAAAGTATGCCTTGCCCTGGATGACCTCGCATAGCTCTGGGGGCAATAATTGACCGTCTTTATAGGTAAGAACCGCGAACCCAGAACACCAGTTCACCGGGTTGCACTCAACATATCCAAACTGGGGGCCATAAGGCTCTGCAAGCGTGCCGGTATCCACGCCCCAACGCCTTCCGTCATAGTCTGAGAACGGGGTAATTTTTAGCTGGTGAAGGTGGCCTGTCACGATGGTACGGCCCGAGGTCAAAGTATTGTTATGCGTCGCGTGGTAGCCACCTTTGAACCGATGCTTAATAACGGTCGATTCGTTTATCTCAATCATCCAGCACATATTCCAGCCTGGGAAGTAGTCGAATATATCGATTCCCGAGACTTCTAAGGCCTCGGGCGCAGAGGTCGTTATGTACCTAAACAACCTAATGTCATGGTTTCCTATCGTCCAGAACTTTATCGCGTTCTTAGATGCGCTCTGAACCTCCCAGAGATGCTCTTTACAGGCTTCGATCTCCTGTTTAACAGTTGGGGTCGCATGACGATAAAGAGGGTCGTGGCGGCTCGTTCTGGCCCCATCAAAGACATCTCCATTCATTACGATTGTCAACGGCTTGTGTTTTTTGATGAGCTTGACGAACGCTTGTTGAGCAATCGTGGCCTCCCCAGGCCAGTAGTGCGCGTCCGAGGCAATGAAGACCATTCCATTTTCGACGGTATGTTGCGCGATTCTCTTGTCGTTTGGAATAAAGGTCGGGAACTTCCTTCCGTCATCACACTTGGTTTCTATTGTCACCCCGAGCTTTTGTTCTAACCTGCGGCGACGCTTGTAAATGGTTACTACATCCATATCGTACTTCCGAGCAATCTCAGAGGGCGAACCTAGCGTTTGAAACTCTCGCAAAAGTTCGTCATCTGTAATCTTATGAGGGGCTGGCATTTTTTCGTCCTAACTTAAAAGTGTCTATTGGCCCTCTGGATTGAGGGTCGTACTCGCAAGCAATAGCGACTGCTTCGGTTGGCGTACAACCTAGCCTCATCGCGGCAATGGCGTAGTTAGCCCCAGTCCCTATTGCATAGAAATCGTTCTTGATCTTCGCGGGTGTTATAGAGCCTTCGTAGACCCACAGCCCATCTCGTCTTAGTTCTAGGACTGAGATATCAGTCTCAAGCTCGCTGATATTCCCGGCCTCTAAGGCTCCTAAAAACTTTAGACAGGCATCCCAGTCGCCAGCCGCACCAAAGACGCTTTGCGAGCCTCTCCTGAGCTTGGTGACTTGATATGAGCATGACTCTAGAGTAACCATCGAGTCGGCGGCAACCTCTTTCAAAGAGAAGCTCGCGGCAATAGTGGTCATTGCGTAGTCCTTTTGTAGAACACGCTATGAACCCTAGCATATTGTTATTAAAAACAATATCTTGTTTAATTCTATTAAAGTGAAAAACCCCTCGGCAGGTGTTGAAACAACCAAATCTCACAGGAAGGTTGAAGTACCGAGGGGCGGGGGACTCAAAAGGGTATCGGATCGTCCTCAATGTCATCAAAGGTTTTAGCAGAACCACCCGATGCTCTTGCGTAGTCGTCGGCATCTGTTGGTTTCGACTCTGATCCTTTCCCAAGGAGCGTCAGTCTACCGCAGACAATCTCGGTTGTGTATCTATCATTGCCCTCTTTGTCTTGCCACTTTCGCGTTGTAAGGCTTCCCTCAATAAGAACTTGGGTTCCCTTCTTAACATAGTTCTGCGCGACCTCTGCGGCCTTATTGAAAATCACGACCTTATGCCACTCGGTGTATTCTTTGCGATCTCCACCTTTTGTAGAGACGCTGGAAGTTGCAATTGATAGGTTGGCAACGGGTAAACCATCACTTGTACGACGAATCTCCGGGTCTTGGCCTACTCGACCGAGGATAAATACCTTGTTTAATGAACTCATTTCTGATTCCTTCGCTGGTTGATTTTGATGATTTCCTGATCGACTTCATTTAAGAACTGCTCCACTTCTTTTTCTAGCTCCTCGATCTCCTTCCTATCGGGTTCAAAACGGATGACGACTAACTGCATGTCCTCAACAACGCGATCATCGTAGCTAACGAAGTCGCACCATTTGCGACCCGTACACGCTAACTGGGCCAACATCTGATCTATGTAGTCGGTCGGCATCTTAGCGTCCATCGCATCTAGCCAGTAGCCAATATGCACGGGCATCGAGGGAACCTTAATCTCTACCAAGCCCTCATCGCCCACCAGGCCATCGGGCGAGACTCCGAAGTTCTCAATTCTCGGATGCGGAACCCAGGCGATCTCATCGACTAAGACATCCGCGTAGTTCTCATACATAGCGCGAGCAATAGGCTCCATTTCGGTTCCTCGTTCCATAAAGGCGTTCGAGTAACCATCTTCTAGCGGCCTACCTAAAAGCCTCTCCATGACGAGCTTCATGCGGTAGTTGCGGCGAGTAGCAGACTCCCCAGACTTAATCTTGGCGCGAATGTTTTTAACTCCACTACCCGAGGCTTTGCCAGCCTTCAGTTCTAACCATTCTTGGCTTCTTTGTTCCATGTTTTTATCCTAAAAAGTTTTTGATTGTGTCGTTTAGTACCGATAACTCAGTCTTCTTTAATACATTCCAGATCGACCTCCTTCCGTGGATTCCATTATGGCTACCTTGGTGGCAGTCCTTACAGAGAGGGATGCAAAGATATTGCTTATGCTGCTCGATATGGTGAGCATCCGAAGGCGGTGGGTTGCCACAGACTCCGCAGGGCATCGACTTGACCGAAGCCAAGTAAGCCCTCTCTGCCTTCGTGAGCTTGTTATTCACCTCGTGGCTCTATCCTGAGCGCGATTAGAAGCCTCTAACGTCCTGAATATATCTATCCTTGCCTGAGCAGCTATGAGCTTCCATTTAAGCGTTTCCTCGACCTCTACAGCCTCTTTAAGCCCTTCAATCAGGGCTAGATACTCAGGATGTCTGTAAGCGTCTCGTTCCTGGCCTCCGATGGTCGAATCGGTGGACTGGGACATCAGGATCGA